TCTGAGCGCGCTGGTCACTTTGAGCCCTGGACATTTGAACAAGTTCTCCAGAGCTTCACTGCTGACCGTAGGAAACGTTATCAAGTTGCCTACGATTCACTCGTTCGTGACCCCTTGGATATTAACGATGCTAGGATATCTGCATTCGTTAAAGCCGAGAAGATTAATCCGTTGGAGAAAGAAAACCCAGATCCACGGATGATCCAAGCGCGTGACCCGAGATACAACATCTGCATAGCGAAGTATCTCAGGCCCATAGAGCATTTCATTTACAACATGACAGACAGGTGGGGATATCGACTGGTGGCCAAGGGCCTTAACCAGGCAGACAGAGCATCCATTTTGAAGGAGAAATTCCTGATGTTTGAGGATCCTGTCTGCTTCTCAATCGACGCAAGTCGTTGGGATAAGCATGTAAGCATGGCCGTGTTGAAAATAGAACACGCATTTTATCAGTCTTGCTTACCAAATTACCCCGAGTTCGACCGGCTGCTCAAATGGCAGCAGATCAATCAGGTCAGAACGAGCACTGGTGTAAAATACAAGTGCTTCGGGGGGCGGATGTCCGGCGATATTAATACCGCGCTTGGCAACTGCTTGCTTATGGTTATTATGGTCCAGGCTGCCATGAAGCTTTTAGGCATTAAGTACAGCCTATTTGACGATGGTGACGATTGCCTGGTGTTGGTTGAAAGCGCCGATTTTTCGGTGGTCGAGTCGCGTCTTGCTGGCATATTTTTGGAGTTCGGTCAAGAACTAAAGATCGAAAATATTGCTAGAGACGTGCGGTCAGTTGTGTTCTGTCAGTCCAAAGTAGTTAACAACGGTGTTGATGACATCTTTGTGAGGGACTGGCGGAAGGTCTTGAGCCACGCTTGTTGTGGAACAAGACATTGGAACGATCCGTTCCTTGTAAGACCCATGTTGGGCTTGGTGGGCGTGTGTGAACTCGCCCTCAACGCAGGTGTACCGATTTTGCAGGAGTTTGCTCTTAGCTTAATCAGAAATTCACGTGGCCAAATTGCTAGCTTGGACAAGATGGCGGCCACTGGACTCGTTTATCGAGTCAAGAACGAATATGGTACTTTGGAAG